CCCGGCACCGTCGTGCAGCGCGGCATGCTGTTCGACCGTGCGGCCATCGACGCCGAGGCGCGCACCGTCCCCCTGGCCTTCGCGTCGGAAACCCCCTACGCGCGCTGGTGGGGCATCGAGGTGCTCGACTGCTCCCCCACTGCCATGCGCATGGGTCGGCTCACCAGTGGTGGTCCGCTCCTGTGCGATCACGACACCCGCGACCAGATCGGAGTCATCGAATCAGTGTCACTCGGTGCGGACAAAGTAGCCCGCGCCGTCGTTCGCTTTGGAAAGAGCGAGCGCGCTGAGGAAGTATTCCAGGACGTGTTGGACGGCATCCGGCGCAATGTCAGCGTCGGTTACCAGATCCACAAAGCCCAGCTGGTCGAGGTCGAAGGCGACCCGGAAAAAGAAGGCGGCGAGGACACCTACCGCGTCACCGACTGGGAGCCCATGGAGATCAGCCTGGTCTCCGTTCCCGCCGATGCCTCCGTGGGTGTCGGCCGCAGCGCAGGCGAGTCCCCTGTCATCGAAGTTCAACCCGCAAAACCCCATTTTCTCAAGGAGTCCACCGTGACCACAGCCGCCCCCGAAGCTGCCCCTGTTGCAGCACCCGCCGCCCCCGCCCTCTCCAGCCAGGATGTCCGCAACCAGGTCGCCCTGGAGCGCAAGAACATGACCGAGATGCTCGCCCTGGGCGACGTGCACGAGCGCTTTGGCGGCCGCAAGCTGGCCCAGGAAGCCATCGAGCGCGGTGACAGCATCGACGCCCTGCGCTCGCACATCATGAACGCCATGACGGCCGCGCAGAAGGGCACCACGCCCCCGACGAACCTGGACCTGTCCAAGAAGGACACCCAGCGCTTCAGCCTGTTCAAGGCCATCAACGCCCTCACGCAGAAGTCCTGGGCCGGTGCCGAGTTCGAGAAAGAGTGCCACGACACCATCCTGCAGCGCACCGGCCTGCGCGAGGCCGTGCACCAAGGCTTCTACCTGCCCACCGACATCCAGAAGCGAGACCTCACGGTCGGCACCTCCACAGCCGGCGGCAACCTGGTGGCCACCGACCTGCAGGCCCAGAGCTTCATCGACCTGCTGCGCGCCCGCAGCCGCGCCGCTCAGCTCGGCATGACGATGCTCTCCAACCTGGTGGGCAACGTGTCGATCCCCAAGCTCACTGGTGCGGCCACGGCCTACTGGCTGGCAAACGAAGCCACGTCCATCACCGAGAGCCAGCAGACCTTCGGCCAGCTGGCCCTGGCGCCAAAGACGCTGGGTGCTTATACCGAGCTCTCGCGCCTGCTGATGCTGCAAAGCACGCCGGCTGCCGAGGCGCTGGTGATGAACGACCTGGCCAAAGTGCTGGCCCTGGCGATCGACCTGGCGGTGTTCGAGGGCTCTGGCAGCTCCGGCCAGCCGACGGGCATCAGCCTGACGGCCGGCATCGGCTCGGTCACCGGCACGTCGATCGACCTGGCCAAATGCATCGAGTTCCAGACCGATCTGGCAACCGGCAACGCCTTGGCCGATGGTTGTGCATACATTACCACGCCTGCAGTCGCCGGCTTGATGAAAGGCCGCGCACGAATCTCCTCCACCGACAGCCTGACCCTCTGGTCCGGCTCCGTGCTGGACGGATCTATCGAGGGATTCCCGGCCACGACCTCCACGCAGCTCACCGCCGCCTCGATGATCTTCGGCGACTTCAGCCAGGTCGTCCTGGCCGAGTGGGGAATGCTCGAGATTGCGCTCAACCCGTACGCCGCCTTTGCCACGGCCATCACCGGCATCCGCGCCATCCAGACGGTCGACGTGGGCATCCGCCAGGCCGCAGCCTTCTCGCGCGGCACGTCCATCACCTGATAACCCCTGCCGCCAAGTCTCCCCCGCGTGGCCCCATCTGGAGGGCTGCGCGGGGCAGGCAACGCGCAGGAACAGATCACCATGGTCCAAACCGTCAAACCCACCAGCCCGGCCGGCGAAGGCGACTTTGAAGTCGTGCGCGCCATCTGCATCAATGGCGAGCGCGTCGAGGCTGGCGCTGTCGTGCGCCTCTCGCGCGTCATCTCCACCGAGTGCATGGCCGCTGGCAAGGTCAAGCCCGCAGAACCCAAGCCCGCCAAGGCCGCCAAGGCCAAGCCGGCAGACACCCAGGAGCCCGCACCATGAGCCAATTCAACTTCCCCGGCAATGCCACCACCGTCAGCCTGCTGGCGGCAGTCTCGGCAGCCAACACCGCAGCCGCCACCGGCACCGGCGTCGACCTGAGCGAGTACGAGGGCCCGGTCCTCATCACGCAAAACCACGGCGTGAGCACCGGTTCGCTGGCCGGCAAGATCCAGGACAGCGCCGACAACTCCAGCTTCGCCGACATCGTGCCCGCCGTCAACTTCGCCAGCGAGACCACCACCGTCGGCGTGCAGCAAGTCACGATCCAGAGCAAGCAAGTCCGCCGCTACATCCGCTACCTGGGCACGGTGACGACCGGCCCGCAGGTTGTGGCAGTCACCATGAGCGCCAACAAGAAAAGCGTCTAAAAGCGCCCATCTGCAGCCATGTTCGCCGAAGACCTCGCCGTTTTTTTCGATGCCGCCACCGGCTTCGCGCAGGCGTGCGCCTTCAGCAACGGCGTCACGGCCAACTGCATCTTCGACAACGGCTACGGCGAGGCACTGCAGGGCGCTGGCACCACGCCCACCCTCACCGCGGCCACGGCTGATGTGGCCACGGTCGTGCGCGGGCACACCGTCACCATCAACACGGTGAGCTATGCCGTGGCCAATGTCGAGGCGGATGGCACCGGCGTCACCACCCTGGTGCTGGAGCGCGCGTAACCATGGCGCACATCCGCACCCAGGTCCGCACCGCAGTGCTGGCAGCCATCACCGGGCTGACCACCACCGGAGCGCGCGCCTACGTGGCGCACGACCGGCCCCTGATCGCCTCTGAACTGCCCTGCGTGCTGCTGACAGTGAGCGACACGGCCCAGGCAGAAAGCATCACCTCGGCGCTGCTGCTGCGCCGCACGGTTGCCATTGACGTGCAGGCCGTCGCCAAAGCCACCACCGGCCTGGCTGACACGCTCGACCAGATCGCCGAAGAGGTCGAGGAAGCCCTGGGCGTGGCGCTCACCGTCGACGGCGAGCAGCTGTTCCTGCGCTACACGGGCACCGCCCCGGCCGACATCAACTCCGAGACCGACCGCCCGGTGGGTGCCATCAGCATCAACTTCGAGGTCGACTTCTACACCCAAGCCACCAACGCTGGCGCAATTTTCTGAACCAGGAGCATCCCCATGGCAATTACCTTGGCAACAGGCACCCAAGTCGCCGTCGCATCCACCTACGGCACGGGCTTCACGATCACGGCCATCACCAACGCGAACCCGGCGGTGGCAACCCTCAGCGCCTCGCACGGCGTGATCGTGGGCGATTTCATCGAGATCACGTCCGGCTGGGACCTGCTCAACAAGCGCGTCGTGCGCGTCTCGGTAGTTGCCACGAACGATGTGACGCTCGAGGGCATTAACACCACCAGCACCAGCAACTACCCGGCCGGCAGCGGCACCGGCACCGGCCGCGAGATCACCGCCTGGGCCAGCATCACGCAGGTGCGCAGCGTCAGCACTTCGGGCGGCGACCTGAACTTTGCAGACATCACCACCATCACCGACACCACCCAGAAGCAGGTGCCAACGACGCGAAGCCCGCAGCAGATCGACTTCGAGTTTTTCGACGACCCCACGCTGTCCTGGTACGCCACCGCGCAAACCGCGAGCGACACCAACGCGATCACGGCCATCCGCATCATTTTCCCCAACGCCACACGGCTGCTGGGCAACGGCTATCTGAGCCTGCAGAAAAACCCCACGATCGAGGTGAACGCAGCGCTGACCGCAAGCCTGGGGTTCAGCTCCGTGGCTGACCTGGTCCGCTACGCCACCTGAGCATGCACGCCGTCCAGATCGCAGACCTGCGCAAGGCGTTCGAGCAGTCCCGCGAGTTCACGCTCTATGTCGGCCCGGCCCAGGAACCCCGGCGCTCTGTCACCCTGCGGGTGCCCACCGAGCACCAGGTCAAGCTCGCCGGCCTGCGCTGCGGCATTGCTGGCCGGGAAGACCCCGCAGCTCTGGCCCTGCTCGAGCGCGCCTTGCTGCAGGGCGCCATCGTCGGCTGGAGCAACCTGCTGCAGTGCGACCTGGTGCCCAGCGCCAGCGCGGAGCCGATGCCTTGGGCGGAGGATCTTGTCCCTCTGCTGCTCGACGCCCAGCCCGACTGGTGGCGCGAGCCGACCGAAGGCTTGTTCGAGCGCCTGGCCCAGCGCAATGCCCAACGGGACGCAGCGGCAAAAAACTCATAGGCCGCATCCAGTGGGACAAGTCCCGCGCGGAGGCGGCCAAACTCGAAGCAGCAGGGTTTGCCGGGCTCGCTGGCGATCCACCCGCCCTGGGCCTGGTCGAGCAACAGGCGGCGCACTGCTGGCAGTTTTGCGGCAGTGCATGGGCGCCGGACCTCTGGCCCCTGTACCACGCGCTGTACCCGGTGGACGACTGGCCCCTGCTGATTGAACTGATGCAAGAGATCCGCGCACATGTCTGACCCAACCATCGTCCTCACCGCCACCGACAACGCCAGCCGCGTGCTGGCCGGTGTGCGCGGCCAGATCGACAAGCTCAACCTGGTCGGGGCCAAGCTCGGCAACGTGCTGGGCTCCATCGGCGTCGGCCTGAGTGCTGGGGCGCTGGCCGGGCTGGTGAAGGGCATTAACGACGGAGTCGATGCGCTCAACGACTTGAAGGATGCCAGCGGCGCGAGCATCGAAAACATCTCAGCGCTGGAGGACGTCGCGGCGCGCACGGGCACCAGTTTCGATACGGTGGGCGCGGCGCTGATCAAGTTCAATGGCATTCTGAAAGACGCACGGCCAGGCTCGCAGGCCGAGGCCGCGCTCAATGCTTTGAACCTCAGCGTAAAGGATCTTCAGCAGCTGGACCCGGCGGAAGCCTTGCGGCAAACAGCGGTGGCGCTGGCGGGCTTTGCGGACGACGCCAACAAGGCGAGACTCTTGCAGGAGCTGTTTGGCAAGTCTCTGCGCGAGGTGGCGCCGTTCCTGACGGATCTGGCAAAGCAGGGAGAGCTGGTGGCCAAGGTCACCACGCGGCAAGCGGAAGAAGCGGAAAAGTTTAATCTTGAGCTGTTTCGCCTTGGCAAGAACGCCGAGGATGCAAAGCGCGCCCTGGTTGGCCCTCTTATTGAGGGTCTGAACCAAGTGATCAAGGCGTTTCGCAAGGGATCTAAGGAGGGCGACGGCTTTTTTGCAACGCTCTTTCGAAACTCCGAAATTGGAAACCTGGGCAGGTTTGTGCGCACAACGACAGGAATCGGCCAAGCCAATCCGGTCCCCAAGTTCCTGCTGGACTACAACGAATCCGATGCAGAGCGCATGCGCCTGGCCCGCCAGTCTGAGCGCCGCAGCGTAGGGGCTTTGCCAGATGCTGCCAGTCGTGGCACGAGCCGGGTGGTTCGCACAGCACAAGACAGCCTGCAGCCGGCCACCACCGACTTGGACCGCTACCTGGAAAGCCTGACCCGCACGCTGGAAGCACAGCAGGAGCTGACCGCTGTCCAGACCGCCCAGGCGCGCATCTCCGAGGCAGGCGCGCAAGGGTTCAGCGAGGCCCAGCGCACACGCATCCTGGCGATCGCCGCCGAGATCGACAAGCAGAAGGAGCTCAAAAGCATCCTGGAGCAGGCAAACGTCGAGCAAGAGGAGCGCATCCGCATCGGCCGCCAGGCTGCAATTGACCAAGGCGTCGACAACAGCGAGCGCTCCGATCGCCTGAAGTCCCTACTGTCCAACACGGACGAAGAGCGCTTCAGCCGTATCCGCGAAGACGTGGCCTTGCTGGCCGAAGAGTTCACCGCCGGCCGGCTGGCAGGCGGGGTGGAGCAGTACATCCAGGCCGTGCAGAACGCCGTCGGCCAGACCGGAGAAGCAGTCGAGAAAACCAAAAGCGCGGTGGACGACCTCAACCTGTCCTTCGCCAGCGCCTTCGAGGACGCCATCGTCGGCGGCAAATCCTTCCAGGACGTTCTCAAGGGCATCGCCCAGGACATCCTTCGCCTCAGCGTGAGGCGAGCCATCACCGAGCCGCTGGGCGGTTTCCTCACCAGCGCACTGGGCGGCCTGCTGAGCTTTGACGGCGGTGGCTACACCGGCAGCGGCGCACGCGCCGGCGGCCTGGACGGCAAGGGCGGATTCCTGAGCCTGCTGCACCCGCGCGAGACGGTCATCGACCACACCAAGGGCGGTACCGCCGGCGGCACCGTGAACCTGTACCTGACGCAAAACAACGGCGCGCTGGTCACCCCGCAGGAGCTGGCGCGCAACAACGAGCAGCTGGTGCGCCAGATCCAGGGCGGCCTGCTGCGCAGCCAGCAATATGGGGGCGCACTGGCATGAGCACCATCACCCGCCCCGCCCAGTTCATCCCGCGCGCCTGCACCCTCATGCTGGCCACCAACCAGCGGGTGAGCGCTTCGCCCTTTGGCGGCAGCGAGCAGGCGGTGGACATGCTCAACGACCGCTGGATGATGTCCGTGGACCTCCCGCCGTCCAGCCACGCCAACGCCGCATGGCTGGAGGCATTCATCGCCTCCATGCGTGGCCAGACCAATGTGGTGGCCCTGTACCACTTCGCGCGCTCGCAGCCGCGTGGCACGGCTCGGGGCACCATGCTGACGAACGGCTCGGTAGCCCAAGGCGCTGCCTCCATCGCCATCGACGGTATCACCCCCAGCACCGGCACCTTATTGGCCGGCGACATGCTGGGCGTCAGCGGTCAGCTGTTCATGGTGGCGGCAGATGTCACGGCCGCCGGCGGCGCGGCCACGGTGTCCATCGTCAACCGGGTGCGGGTCGCAATCGGTGACAACGTGGCTGTCATCTGGGACCGGCCCACCGTTCTGTTCCGCCTGGTGTCTTCGCCCAGCGTAGCCTTTGCACCTGGCCTGGCCACGCCCACCGGCCTGGACTTTGCCGAGGCCATCGCGTGAAAACCCTCTCCGCCCCGGTACTCACAGCCCTGGCCAGCGACGCCGTGGCCATCGTGCAGCTGGTCGAGCTCGTCTTTTCCAGCGGCACGATCCGCCTGAACAGCTCCAACTGGAACCTGGCCTACGGCGGCAACACCTACACCGGAGCGTATGGCCTGGGCAGTGTCAGCCCGGTCACCGACCAGCCAGGAGAGGTGCAGGGCATCACCCTGGTGCTGAGCGGCGGCGACCCCTTGCGCATCGCCCTGGCTCTGGACTCTGCAGACGAGGTGCAGGGCGCGACCGTGCGCATCCGCACCGCCGTCATCAGCACGACCGACTACACCGTGCTGGACGCCCCGCTGGACTGGGTGGGCAAGTGCGACACCATGAGCATCGGTGAAGACGGCCTGCAGGCCGAGATCCGCGTCAGTGCCGAGTCCAACGCCGTCGACCTGCTGCGCGGCACGCCGGTGACCCTGAGCGACGCCGACCAGCAGGCCCTGTTCCCTGGCGACCGCGCCTTCGAGTACGTCGTCAGCCAGATCGACCAGCCGGTGATCTGGCCCAGCAGGGAGTTCTTCTTCAAATGACCCGCCTGCCAGACTGGCGCCTGCATTTCGACGCCCTCATCTCCGAGCGCATGCACCAGCGCTTCCAGTGGGGCGTGAACGACTGCGCGCTGTTTGCCGCCGACGCCGTCAAGGCCATCACCGGCGTGGATCTCGCCACCGGGCTGCGCGGCCACTGCACCGCCCGCCAGGCGCTGCGCACCATCCGCAGAAATGGCGACCTGTTCGGTATTGCCTGCAGGGCACTGGGCTCTGCCAGTGGCGTGCACAACGCCCGCGAGGGCGACGTGCTGCTCGTGAGCATGGGCAAGCGAACCGCTTTGGGCGTGCTGCTCGATGGTGGCATGCTGGTCGGCCCGGGCGCCGGCGGGCTGTGTTCCGCGCCGCTGTCTGATGCGCTTTGCGCGTGGAGGGTTGGCTGATGCCCACCTTCATCGGCACGGTGGTGGCCAACATCGCCCTGGGCCTTGGAGCCGGTGCCGGCACGGCACTGACCATTGCCAGCTTCGCGGCCAACTACGGGCTGATCCTGGGCGGCCTGGCGCTGTCGTCCAACGCCCAGAAAAACGCCAAACGCAAGGCCCGCGAGCAGTACAACGCCGCGCAGGTGGACCGCATTGCCAATGTGTCGAGCACCGTCGCCCCGCGCGAGCTGGTGCTGGGGCGCTTGCGCAAGGGCGGCAGCGTGTTCTATCGCGCCAGCACCGGCAGCAACAAGGCCACCTTCGTGATGCTGGTGGCCCTGGCCGGCCACGAAATCGACGCGGTCGAGCAGATCTACCTGAACGACCAGGCCGTCACGCTGGATGGCAATGGCAACGTCCAGGAAGCGCCTTACCTGATCACCAGCAGCCTCACGGCCAGCGTGACGGCGAACAGCAGCGGCATTGCTACGCTGGGGCATACACCCGTTGCTGGCTCGGTCTACGCCTACACCGGCACCCAGTCCGGCCCGGATGGTGACATTGTGAATGTCAACGCTGCCGTCTCTGGCGTGACCGTCACCACCTCGCCCAACGCCACGGTGGTGTATCAGTACGCGAACAACGGCAGCCACGCCAACATCCGCGCAGTGCTGGGCTCCGACAGCCAGGCCGCAGACTCTGCCCTCATCACCCTGCTGCCATCAGCCTGGACAGCGGCGCACCGGGCGCGCGGCGTGGCCTACCTGGTGTGCACCTTCCAATATTCGGAGACCGCATTCCCCAACGGCCTGCCGGTGGTGTCTGCGGTGATCCGTGGCGCCAAGGTCTACGACCCGCGCACGACCACCACCGCCTGGAGCCAGAACCCCGCGCTGCTGCTGCGCCATGTGTACCAGCACCCCAGCTTCGGCAAGTCGGCGGTCAGCGCGGAGGAAGACGCCCGCATCATCACCGCGGCCAACGCCTGCGAGACCTCCACCGGCTACGTGGTGGGCGGCGTGACCGACACGCAGCAGCTCTACCGCGCCGCCCTTGCCGTCCCCTTCGGCGCTGCCGCCCGGGACGTGATGGACGACCTGGCCCAGGCCATGGGCGGGTCATGGGCGTTTGCCGGTGGCCAGCTGTACCTGCGCGCAGGCGTCTGGACGGCCCCGGTGCTGGCCCTGGCCGACGCCGATCTGGCCGTAGTCGAGCGCAACGGTGCCAGCGAAAGCCAGCGCCCCATCAGCATCAGCGTGCACAAGGAGCGGGCGCAGAAGTTCAACTCCGTCAACGTGACGATCTGGGACGCTGCGCAAGACTACAAGCAGGTCGCCCTCACGCCGCTGACCAGCTCCGCCCTGGTTACCCGCGACGGCGCCACGCTGGCCCAGGCCGTCACCTACAGCGCCATTGGCTACGCCCCCCAGGCCCTGCATGTTGCTGGGGTGATGATGCGCGACGCGCGCGACCCGCTCACCGTGGTGCTGCCCTTCAAAACCAAAGCCTATCCGGTCGAGGTGTTTGACAACATCACGCTGACGCTGTCGCGGTACGGCTGGTCTGCGAA